GTCGGCGGCGCAGCCCAGCCGGTGCTGGCTGGTGTCCTTGCTGCCTACCGAGTCGTTCACCTGCTTCGACCGGAAGCCCGAGTTGATCATCACCGGCTTGCCACCTACCGCCGACTTGACCTGCTGGAGCAGGGCCGCGAGGCGGCGCAGGTTGGCGATCTCGGCTTCGTTGGGGGTGTTATCCCAGCCGTTGCGGTCAGCCGCCTCGGAACGGGTCAGCTCGGCGAGGGAGAAGTTTGCAGTCAGTTGGGTCATTCTTTGGCCTTCTTCATGCCGATGATCTTCTCAAGCGTACGCCCGCCGAAGTAGAAGGACATGATCAACATCCCCCACTGCCCGAGCAGCTCGACGTAGTTGTTGTTGACCTCAATATCCCAGGCGGACATGAGGCCGAAGGCGGTGTAGGTCAGCAGGATGAACACCAGCGTCATGGGGCGGATGTTCTTGGACAGCCACGAGTCCGAGCCCATGTCAGCCTTGAGGCGCTCGGTCAGCTCATGCTGTTCGGTCACGTCGGCGTTCAGTTGCGCCAGCTCGCCGTTCTGTTGCATTTCCAGCAGCTTCAGCTTGGCGGCCTCGGCAGCCTGGGCGTCGGGGAAGAACTTGTCGATCAGCTTGGTGCCGACCGTCAGCAGGGCAGTCAGAGGGATCATTTGTTATTCCATAAATGAAATAGCGTTTTTACCTTGTCCTCAACGACAGAAATACGCACATCCAGTTTTGAAATCATCACAATGACAATGACGACCGCAGAGATTAGCGGCCACCACTTAAGCAAAAATTCAGCGATGTCCATGTATTCACCTTATGCCGCTAGTGCTTTCCGAACAAGAACCCAAGCAACGCCGACCCTGCCGACCACAACCCGATCCCGACCCACAGCGCGCCCTTCGACCGGCTGGCCATGTCCAACAGCTGCTCGATCTGGCGCTCTACCTTGTCCATCTTCTTATCCATGTCTTGAACTTTCTGCCACAGGACGCCGTATTTCACCGGGTCAATTTCGCCGTTCTCCAGGTTCATGGTTATCTCGCAAGTGCGTTTGCCGATTGAGGTTGGTTAGTAGCGACAGGTATGCCCGCCAAAGCGCCTAACAGCGCCGGGTCAGACGCGGCCAGCGCGTTAACGCCGGGGCGACCGTATTGGGGTATGGCGCGTTGTTGCGCATAGCGCGACAGCAAATATTGGCGCGCAGCCGCAGATACGGCTGACGGCGCCAAAGCGCCCGCTACTGAGCCAGCGGCCATGCCTGGCGCGCCCCCGATAGCGTAGCCACCCGCGCCTCCTAGACCGCCGCTAAGCGTACCCAACATCGTTTGCGAACCAGGCGTACCCATCGTGCCGGGCGGCACCATAACAGGCCGCGCCACATTGGCAAACTTTGCGATTAAGTCGAGATCGCCGCTAAAGTATTTACCGCGCGTTTGAAGGTCGTTAGCCAACTGGCGTGCGTTGACAGAACCGCCGCCCTCCACAATCGCGTCCTCGATTGAATGGCTGATCGCCATGCGTTGACGCGATGCGCGGAACTGGTCCAGCATAGCCTGTGCGTTAGGATTGCCGGCTTGTTGCAACGAACGTTCAATCTGATCTTCTAGCGCGTTACTAATGGCGCGTTGCGCCAATCCGACTGCGGCGTTATCGCCGCCGGCACGAATATTAGCTTGTGCTTGTTCTCGCAACGTACGAGTAGCGGCGACTGCATCGGCAGAATTAAACTGCCCGACGCGGTAGTTTTGCACTAAATCAACAACAGGCTGCGGGATAGCCCCCGGAAAAGACCGCCCAGGGCCGGTATACGCCGCCAATACGTTATCCAACGCTTGATTGAATTGTGTGTCGGCGGATACGGTACCGATCCGGTTCAACGGCTCGTATCCTTTTGCAAATTCATCTTGGCGCACTTGCCGCATATTTGCGCGCGTCAACGGGTCAGTGTCACTAATCCCTACCGCGCGGCGGGCCAAACGATCCGTAACTTGCTGGTTGCGCACCGCAGCTTCTTGTTGCGTACGGGTTTTGCCAGCTAACCGTTCTAACAACACGTTTTGCGTGCTGGGGGTAACGCTACCAGGTGTCGTGATGAAACCTTCTGATTGCGCCTGCCGAACAGTTAGGTCACGCACCGCATTACGCTGCTGTTCGGCTTGCGCTTGCGCCTGCCGCGCTTGCGCCCGCGTCACAGACAGCGTTGGCACGGCAACCGAAGTAGCCAGTCCTAGCAGCGGCTGGTCAGTGGCTTCCGTAACCACCTGCCCGGCACCGCCCGCTGCTGCGCCAGCGCCAGCAATACGCCCTGCCGCGCGGGCTTTTCCAAGAATTGTCGGCGCAGCAGCGCGGATAGCGCTTGGGCTGCCCAACACTCCGCCCGTAGCGGCTTGCAAAGCTACATCCGCTACACGTTGAAATGGCGTCAATTCACCTTCTGGCTCGCGGATCAGCCCGGCGCGGGTAAGCGCCTCGGCCACAGGCGGACGCGGTGCGGTGACTTCCGGCGCAAGTTCAGGGCGGCCCATCGCCGTTACTGCTGTGCCGTAGCCCATTTTTGCCAGATTTGCCAAATTCTGCGGCGCGGTCAAGACGATATCAACCATACCCGCAGCACCCTTAAACGGCGCGCTGGTTATAACGTCCATAGTGGACGCAGGCCGCGCCGCGCGGGGGCCGGGCACGCCGCCCAGTGCTTCCGCCGACTTGGCTTCTTGATACGCTTTAGCTACTGTATCAAAGTCAGGCGTGCCTTTTTTGTCCTGATTTTTTACGATCCAAGCGGCGTAATCGTCTGCCGATGCCATTGTTATTACTTCCTATTAAGAATTGCGTCTGCCTGCTCGCGCACCGAAGAAGCACTAGCCGCCGGTGCGCCGCCTCTTGCACCGTCCTCGCGCGGTTGCGACGGCGCGGCAGGTGTAACGTATTGTTTAAGCTCTGGCGATTCAAACAACGATTTGCCGCCCTCGCCGGAGAACCACGCATCTTCAACGCCGTCGTAAGTTTTGTTCTGTTTCCACCAGCTATCGTAAAAGTTACGCTGAGCCACATCACGCTTTAACTGTGCTTTGGCTACTGAAATAATAAACCGGTTAGCGTTAACCGTGTTACCGAGTTGAGCGCCAGTCTGCGTAATACGTTGCGCGTCAGCCTCAGTTTGCGGGCCTTTTTGTTCCAACTGCCGCTGCAATACGGCTTGCTGGCTAGCCGCCAGAAATCTTTGGCCGTCAGTGGCAACTTTTTCCGCTTCCGGCACACCCAGCGCCGACAACACAGACGCGGCCGCTTTTTTAGCTTCTGTACCAAATCCGGTTTTAAAGCCGGCGTCCAATACTTTTTCTTGTGTTTCCAGTGCGGGTAAACTACGCCCCGCCAACCGCGCAGCGTCCGACACAATTTTATATTGATTTACTAATAGTTCGCCGCGCGCCTTACGTTCGGCTTTTTCTTGTTCGGGTATTACAACTGTAGTTGTCGGGCGGCCCGCTCGCGCGATAGTTGCTCTTTGCGCGGCAACATCCGGGGGCAACGGAACGTCCGAATAAGTGCCGACAGTAGTAGGCGCCCCGCCAAGGCCAGGTGTTTGAATGACATCGCGTTGGCCGCCACGGTCTACAACGTTAAATCTAGGCGCGTTCAGTTCAATAAACTTTTGCGCCCCCAGCGCGGTTTCCTGACGCCACTGCGCAAACTGCGCCGGATCGCGGGGGATGCGCGCCAAGGCTTGTTCCAAATTGCCACCTAGGTTGGCTACCGTAGGGCCGACCACAGGGTCGTTAAATACGGCAGCAGTCCAGATTTGCGCGTCCTCGGGCGTGTTGACCGTAGCCAACGCATCGCGGTAGTAATTGGTTTTGTTTTTAATTAGATCAAAACGCTTTGTTTGCGCTTCCAAATTGCCTTTTTCAACTTCACTAAGCTGTTTGACGTAGCCTAGCCCCGCCTTACCAAACCCGGTGGTCAGCCGCGCGCGCACTTCCGGCGAGGAAACGTCCGACACGCCGGACAGATAATTGCGCAGGGCTTCTGATTCGCGTGCGCCAGTCTCCGCCTCGCGCAGCCGCATGGCGTTAAGCTGTTGTTCCTGTTCCGCGCCGCGAAGCGCGGCCAATCGCGCCATCTGATTCAACGGGTTTTCAAGCTGGATGGGCTTGCCGCCCTCGGCGATCGCTGCGTAAAGTCCGTTAGCCATAGTGTGTCCTTAGTCCGTAATCGCCGATCAACCCATAGGGTTGAACTGCCCTTCAAGGTAGTTCTGCGAAATGATTGGCGTTCCACCATACCCGCTGCCTATAACGGGCGTTGCGCCCGGCTGCCGGTTAATTAGCTGCTGATTTTGCGAGTAGTTCAGGTATGTTCCCAACCCTTGCGTCAGCGCGTTGGCTTGGCCAAGGTAGCCCGACGCGCGGGCCTGCCCCGCGCCTACGCCGCCGGCCATGTAGGTCTGGCCAAGACCAGCGCCAAGAGCACCCGCCTGCGCGCCCAATGCCTGTGCCGAGGTCTGGCCCACGCCCGCTAGCGATTGCAGGGGGCCGAGCCGCGCCGCCCGTTCAGCCTGGTAGCGGTTAAAGGCGTTCATGTACTCTTGCGAGGCCAAGTCTTGCCCAAACCGTTGCGCGCCCCGGAGTGTCGCCCCGGACAGCAGGTTGCCCCGCGCTGCCGCGCCGCGCTCCAGCGCCTTCATGCCCTCGGACAGCCGGAAGGCGTAGCCGGGGTCGGCTTGGAACTGCTGCATCCCGAACGGCGTATACTGCTCGGCCAAGGGGGCCAGCTTGTTCAGCGCGCTAATACCTGCCTGCCGCCACGGCTCTTGCAGCTCGACCTGGCGCTCAAACATCTCCCGCTGAACGGCGGCGCTGGTGTCGGCGGCCTGCGTGGTGGCGCTGGCAGCGGTGCTGGCGGCTTTACTAGACGCCCGCGAACCTAACAAAGCTGACCCTACAACTGCGGCTGCAACAAATCCGGCCATTACTATTCTCCTTGATACGAAATAGCTTGCGCGCTTTCGTGCGTCAATGCTTTCACCCTGTTTTCACCAAGACCGCATTCTGGAACAACATACAGCCGGTCCTCCAAAATAGCCACATCTGTGCAATCATCAGGGTTGTCGTAAATATCCGTCCAAACTACTTCTTCGTCAAACACCCGCCCCGCTCGCTGCGCGCCCGCTTTGGCGTCAAACTCGCAAGGCGCGGTCAATACCCGTATATCATCGTCGATATTTACCGCTATTGTGCCTTTTTCCAGCCGAACCTTGTAGTCTGTTTTATGCGCCGCGCCGGTCAACACGGTCCAAGGCGGAACGATAATCGTGCGCTCGTATACGCCGGGCGAAAACTTATGCACAGTTTGAACATCAGCTTGCGGCATTTCCAGTAAGACATTTTGCAACGCAACAACCTTGGCCTGCATGGCCGCCGGGTCAATTAACCCGGTTTCATTCTTAGGCCCGAGTTGCAGCAAGCCAAACAGCTCTTGCTCGGGAGCTAGGGCTATCTCAGTGTGCATTACTGCGTGATCTCGCGGCCCGAAGCCCGGATGTTGATGGCGGTCGCCGTGCCGGCGATCGTGCTGATAAACCCGCCGGTGGCAAGAATCTGCCCGACAATTTCGGGAAACGTGTAGGTTTCCGATGGCTGGAGCGACTTGGTTTTGACGATCAAGTTCTGGTTGCCCGCCGTGTCGGCCAGCGTCACCAGGTTCACGCTGAGCGTCGCGGTGCCGGCTGAGTAGTTGGTGGCGGTGAACTTGTCGATAATCGTGGTCACACCGGTGGCGGTGTATTGGGTCGTTTGCGTGTTCTCGGCGGTTTTGGCCGGGATCAGCACTTTTGCATAAACGGTCACGTTTTACTCCTTAGATGGACGGCACAGATGCCAAAGATACCGTTACAATAGCCGACGGCGTGGCGGGGCGAACCGGGCCAGTTTGCGCGCCGATATACTCGATTGTAGCGCCTGAGTTAGTAGTAGCCCACATCAGCTCAACATAATCGCTAGGCGCGGCGTCCACAAACAAGTTCAGCGAGCCGATTAAATGCCCGTCAATTCCGCCGTGGCGGTTAGGCACAGAAAACCGGCTGTTGCTGTCGGCCACATCTGTACCGTTTTTGCGCATCCAAACGTCCATGTCTTGAATACCTGAATCGGTATTTACAAACTGGATGCTGAACTGCACGTTATAGACGCCGGCTTCCTGTAACGTTATCTTTGACTTGCAGGTGCCCGTAATCGTCGTGGAGGCCACGGTTTGCAAAGCGCTAACCACATAGTCACCCGTGCTGCCGTCGGTGCCGGTAGTCTGCGATACGATATACGTGCCCGCCGTAACGCCGGTGCCGGTGATAACCATGCCGGGGTAGATAGGCCCGGCGGACACTGCCGTGACGGTCATGGTGGTACTGGCGGGGCCGATCGACGCGGTAAACGTTGCGGTTCGGTTCTCAAGCGCGACGCCTTGGCTGACTTGGGTGGTGTCCAACACCAGTGGATAGGCAGTCGTGGTAGACCCGTCAGGCTGGTCGGCGGTGCTATAAAAAGACCCGTATACGGGCATCGGTGCCTGCGGGGTGTAGATCGGCGCGGCCAACAGCTCGTTGATTTCGTTCTGCAACACCGCCTGCACCGAGGCGCAATCGCACTCGGGCTGCGATTCCAGCGCGTTGATCTGCTTGCCGATCTCTGCAACCTGCGACACCAGTGGCGAGTCTGTCGGCGCGTTGGTGGGCGCGTTGGGGTCAATCTGGAGCGCCTCAAACGGCACGCTGGGCGGCCCTTTTTGCAGGTCGGTCAGGGAGACAAAGTTGCCACCCGAGCCAGCCAAGTTAAACAGGTTGTAGAAGAACCGGTACCACTCCCGCGACATGAGCCCCGTGCGCTCGTCGATCAGCGGCGTGCGAGGCGCAGGAATGCGGGTGATGTCAGGGATCAGAGTGCTCATGCGGCAGTTGGGCTGGCAATTAGTTCAGCGCCCATGATGGCGATCTTGACCGGGTCGGTGCCGGACACCTCGTACACCCGGTCGCGGATTTTCACAGTCATGCCCAGCCGGCGCCAGATGGTGCGGTATCCAAATTGGCCAATCCGGCCCATCGACCGCCAGTGCTCGTTCGACCACGTATGGCCGCCGTCATCCGACCAGCGCAGCATGACCTCGGGGTTAGCACCCTCGACCGTGGGCGGCGAGAACATTAAAAAGTCACCAGTGTTGGTAACAATCTGATCGCCGGTGTCGGTGGAAAAAAACCAATCTAAGGGATCAGTAGGGTCAATACCGTTCAACCCCACGCCCGTCTCGCAGTCCAGTTGCAGGCTGTGTTGCGCAGTGCGCTTCAGGTTGTTTTGGGCGGTCGGCAGCGCCCGCCACGACCGATACCAACGCTGCACTGCATCATTGTCGGCGTAAACATCCAGATCGAAGGCGTATAGGTTGCCGTTGGCGTAGTCGCCGACGATGACCTCGTTGTTGAACGCCACTTGGCAATTGCTGCGGTGCCGCGTCCAGTTGCCGTTGTTCCACCCCGCGCGCTCGTGCCAGGCTTGCGTTGCGGCGTCGTACACCCAGGTCGTGTTGGCCGACGGAAAGAGTAGCACGTAGAAGCTGTGGCCGTCCTGCTGATAGGTGTAGCCGATAGCGTCGGACAGATTGCCATATTGTTGGATGTGCCACTCGACCGCGTGGGTGGAGATGCGCCGCCCGACGTAACCTTCTGCCGCGTAGACCATGCCCCGGCCTCGGGCGTCTTGGCCGAGCCAAAACACCCGGTTGTCCATCTTGGCGATGCTGTAGGCCGCCGCGCAGCCGATTTCGTTGAATGCGCCTTGGATGCGTTGCAAGGGGAAGTCGGCGGTGCCCGCGTCGTACCAGACTTCGGTAGAATTGGTGCCAAGCACCCACACCTCGCGATGGTCGCAAATTAACCCCACCACGCCGTCGGGTGACCCCTCGGCGCTGGCAAAATCCAGCGGGTCCACGCTGGTGCCGTCCAACAGCGCCGTCACCCATATTTTCTGGCTGTTGGGCTCGTTAAACACAAAATAGCCGTCCAGATAGCCGACCGTCACCGCGCCGGGAAAGTCTGGATCCGAAATCTGCGCAAACACGTTGGTGTTGGCGTTGTAGATGTAGCTCGGGCCGTTAGCGGCGATGAACAGTTGCGTGCCGTTGTCCACCATAGACACAGGCCCCACGCCCGCGATGGTGCCCAACGCCGTGGCGGCATAGGCGCTGTCCAACTTGTAAAGCGTGTTGGCGCAGACCGCGTACATGTAGTTGCCAAAAGCCCACAGCCCGCGCACCGGACCGGCGGGGGGCAGCGTAGTCAGCAACCGCAGTCCCGGCGCACGCATAAGAAACGCGGGCTCTTTACCGGCCTCCGGCACAAGCTCGGGAAACAGATTCACCATCCGCGCATCGGCGGCGTTGACCGACCGGGCGACGTAGGTGGACCCAAGAATCGGTGTTTTCATGCGTTAGACAACCACTGCACCGCGAAGCCCAACAACCCACCAATCTGAACCTACAAACTGAAGCGTAACGGCGTCGCCTACAGCGTTAAAGGTAATGGTTGTGCCGCCGCCAAGATTGGTGGGGGTAAGAATACCGGTGTCCGTTCCAGCGCCCTCCGCCACGTAAATAATGGTCTTGAACTGCCCAGCTACACCGTCGGCCAGCGTCAGTGCGTCGCCCGTGCCGGTGGAGGTAAATGCCGTGGTGCCAGTGGTAACATTTACGGCACCAGGGCCAGACAGGCTCTGGATGCTGCCAATAATCGCACCGGAGAACGTCTGATTGCCGGTAAACGATTGCGCTGCGTCCGTCCTAGCGATTGTGGCGCTAGTGCCCGGAAAGGTCATCGTGGTGCCGTCGGTGCCCGCTAGCGTAAGGCTATGATTAGCGGTTAGCGTTTTGCCATCGGCGATCGTCAGAGTAGCCGCCGTAGCCGGCGCCGTAAACGCCACCTTGTTGATGCTGGTGGCGGTAGCAACGCCCAGCGTGGGCGTGGTCAACGTGGGGCTGGTGGCAAACACCAGCGCGCCCGACCCGGTTTCACCGGTTACGGCGGCGGCCAAGTTAGCCGACGACGGCGTAGCAAGGAACGTAGCTACACCCGCACCGAGGCCGCTAACGCCGGTTGCAATCGGCAGCCCCACGCAGTTGGTGAGCGTACCCGACGCGGGGGTGCCTAACGCTGGCGTAACGAACGTGGGCGACGTAAACAGCAGCGTGTTAGTAAGCTGCTTAGTGACGCCGCTTTGCTGGATGGGGATTAAATCTGTCGGCGCGGCGGACACCGCAGCCGGCAGCATGGAAATAGTTACGTTAGCCATAGAGCAACCTTAGAAGTTGTTGGCGTAAATGTTGTAGCGTTGCCGCGTTGCAACAATCGGGTACGGGATGGCCATCAGGTCATCCGGGTTGTTGATCCGCTTGAGATTGCGCTTGCTGGTCATAGCGATCCGTTGCACCTGCGGGCTCGGCTCAACGCCAAACTCCGGGGCCAGCTCCATGGCCAGATTGTAACGGAACGCCCGAATGTAGCCCGGCGGAAAGTCAATCGCCGTGGCCACGTTGGCCACCTCGGCCAGCTTTTCCACCGAGACAATATGCCACTCCAGCGCCTTGGTCGGCACCGGGTAAATGGTCATCTCAATGTCCGGGTAGGTCATGTTCACCCACAGCAGCTGCGGGTAGGTGCTGGTGACGGTCTTGAGCGCGATGCCGTCGTACTGCTTCTGGTTGATCATCTTAACGCCAAAAGACAGCCCGGTCTGAGCGTCCTTAAAGTAGGTGGCGTCGTCCACCAGAATAGGCCGTTCGCCCACAAAGTCGCCCGTAGGCCCCAGCGTGCGCTGGGCTTGGCCAGCGGGCCAGGTAAACACTTGGTCTTGGGTGCTGAACACCGCCAGACGCTCGGTGTCCCAAGACTGGATCATGGCGTTCATGGCCGCGATGGAGTCTTGCATGGTGGCCGCAGACGGCTCCTCGCTTTCGGCCAACATGCCGATTAGCCGCAACGACCCCTTGATCAGATCGCCAGCAGTCGTGCTCATGCCACCAGCTCCTGACGGGCCGGACGCCCTCTACGACGCGGTTGCAACGCGTTCTCAACCGGCGCGGGGGTGCTCTCGGTCGGGTCAAACTCCTCCCAACCGTTCTGGATGTCGCCTTCGGCTTCGTCGTGGGAAATCGCCACTTTGGCGCCGTGGGTGGGGTGACGCAGATAGATGACGGCCATTAGCCTGCCTCTTTGGGGTTGCTGTCAGGTTTTGCGGGTTCGTCCAACTTTGCCAATAGCATACTGTAAATTGACAGAGAGGTTTCAGCCTGAATTACGAAGACTTTCGCCTTTTGTAATTCAAGCTGAACCTGCTCCATCTCAGCCAGAATAAATTCTCGGCTGATTGACATTACGGCGCGCTATTGGTGGCCATCAGATAGTAGGTAGCGCCAGCGCTATCCACAATCTTGACTACATGGCTGAAACCGGTAGACGCGCCTTTTGCGACAACCATGGCAGCCGGAACGTTGACGAGGTTATCCACCGACCCCGAACCGCTGTTGGTAAACCGCAAGAACGCCGCGCTTCCCGGCAACGTCACGCTGCTGGGGAAGTCGGAATCTACCTGAATTGCCGCCAGAGTGCCGCCAGGCGTCACGCCCGTCGCCACGCCGAGGGTCGCCCGGATAGCGTTGGCCGCGCCGCTGATCGAGCCACCGGAGTTCACGGACAGGCTGATATGCGCGCCGTTGGTGGTTTGACCTGCGCCTTGGGCCGCCGTAACCCGAGAGAACGCCCGGATGGTTTCGCCGCCGCCCGCGCCCGCGAAATCCACACGCGAGTAGTAGCCGCGCAGATCGCCGGAGGCGTGGGTGGTGGAGGCGTAGAGCTGCGTAATGTTGCCCGATGCCGTGGCGGTCACGGGCGCGCCCGAGGTGCCGACCTGATAGCTGTCCAGCGCCGGGTCAGCGTACGCTACGCCGATAGGCTTGTTATTTGCCATAGTTGAATCCTTTTAAAAACAGGGGGCCGAAGCCCCCTGCGGGGTTACGACACGCGGTACGCAGTCCAAGTGCCGGTGCCGGTCTTACGGGCACGGAAATGGGCGGAAGTGTTAACCACCACTCCTGCTGCGCCAACAATCGTCCAACCGGTGCCGATAGCCAGCGTCACGGTATCGGAACCCGAAGCGTCGATGTTGATGACGAAGAAATCGAACGCGGTGTCCACCTTGTCCATCGAGGGGAACGCTTCTTCCAGATCCTCGACAGTCGGCAGCGTCAGGTTGCCGGCGGTGCCGTTGAAGGTAAACAGGCCGTTGGCCAGTTGGGCCGGGGTCGCGGTGACGGCAGCGGTCACTGCCAGGGGTGCGGTTTGCGCAAACGTCAGCGGTTCGCCGAGAGCGCCCGCGCCGACCTGATAGCCGCCAGTACCATTAGAAAGAGCCATGATGTAGTCCTTTTAGTGTGAGTTCAGAATAGGGGGCCGAAGCCCCCTATCAATTAGCCCCAGAGACGAACCGCCATTTGCGGGCGGATCGTGCTGTAGCCGTAGAGAACGTCAATACGGCAGGGCAGACGGTCATTGTTGATGTCGTACTGACGGACAATACGCATCGAGATGCCGTT